CTCAGGATTGGCACGATATTGCTTACGACCACATGTGCATGGAAGGTTCAGAGGTCACTTTCCTGGATGCGGACACCAAGAAGATGGATCTTTCCTTCAATAGTCAGGAGCTAGAGGCAACGACCGAGGTCTTGGCCAGGCTGGCCGAGGCATTGGGCGCTTCTCCCGAACACGTGTCGTACATACGGAAATGTGGGATGGAATTAGCTGTCCCCTTCCTCAACCTGTACGGAGAGGTCCTTTGGATGGCTTTAAACACAAGCGGCAATAAGCTGACCATCACCCAGAACAACATCGCAGGAGTCCAACTACGCATTCGCGAAGCCTACGTGGCTTTGAAGTTGATCCTGAGACGCCTCCTGGACCCACGAACTTTAACGTCCACTATACTGCAGGATGTCAGGGACGAGATGAACGAGTTGACGGAGGATGAGTGCTTAGATCTCCTGGCTGATTTCAATTGTAATGTGAAGTTGGGTTCAATTGGTGACGACAGTCTCATGTCTTGCACTTTGAGGGGGTTCAACATGTCTTTCGTTACTCTCTGGTTTATGTGCAAGGGAGTCACTATCACAAGTTCAGAAAAGGGTTCCGCTGTGGAAGATGGTCTCGAGTTGTTTCAGCTGTCATGTTGTCAACGTGGGTTTGTATGGTCGGATGATTTTAACAGGATCGTCGGGCCCTTGTCTCTCAAGTCTTTATCCCGCTCCTTACATTGCATGCTTCCCTCCAAAGAAAGCCCCTCCGTTGTGGAACGCAATATTGTCCGGACGGTGCTAGAAGAACTCGTCCTACATGGGGAAGATGTGTTCAATGACATGAGAACAAGGTTGTTGAACGCCTGCACAGAGGGCGACCGGTTACACATACACGCCAGAGCCCTATCCGGATCTTACGCACACTATCTCGCGGTGATGCGGAAGAGAGCCCCTACTCATCTTTCCACAGAAGAAATAAAAGACGCGAGAAACCGATTTTACCACGGGATGGTGAAGAAGGGACTTGTAGACCCGCATGATGCAAGAGCTACACGTGAGCTG